ACAGCGTCATGCACGGTCATCACCACACGCAGGCGGCGTGCCACCATGAGCATCTGCTCACCGATCACGATGCGGGCCAGAGCCTGACAGATATTCTCGACGCACTTGCCGCCATAGATGCGGCTCGGGATCGTCGCTCGACCCTTCTTAGTGTCGTACACAAGTTCACTAGAGCCGTCGGGCTTCTGCTCTTTGCGCAGGTTGGGGTAGCGGATGTACATCCCGTTAGGCAGCTTGATGCCCAGCAGGTCCACAGTCAGCACGCCCTCGCGCCCCAGCGGAGCCGTCCGCTGCGTAGACAGAGCCTCTAGTGCCCGACCAGCTTGCGCCCAGAGCCCCGTGATCTTAGGGTAGGTCTGACGGTACACCATGATGATGCGCTTGCACTCCTCCTCGGGGAGGTGGACATTGAAGGTCTTGAGCTGCGCCTGAAAATTGACGTGCCCCATGCCGTAACCTGCGCCTAGGATCGTAGTCTTACCGACGAACCGCTGCGAGTCAGTAACCTCATCGACAGGCACGCCGTAGATGGAGGACGCCATGATCTTGTACACGTCCTCCCCTCGGTCGAAGGCATCGACGAGGTCGTCCTGCCCAGCTAGCCACGCCAGTGTGCGCGCCTCGATCTGCGAGCTATCGCAGTCGATAAAGGTATAGCCTTCCGGTGCACGGATAGCCTTCTTCAACGGCGACTTGCGCGGCAGGTTCTGCATGTTGACCTTGTCGTCCCCGCCCCAGCGCCCAGTGTGAGCTGCGTAGTAGCGTAGCGGAACAGGCAAGGTGCCTCGATCTGCAATACCGATGAACCGCTCGGTGCGCGTCTCTTCCAGCGTTGACTTCACACCCATGCGCGCAGCGACGAGGGCTTGCACCTTAGGGTTGGGGTGGTCGAGCAGCGCCTTGAACTTCTCGTCGGTCTTACCGAAGGCCCACGTCATCTTGCCCGTTGCCGGGCTGACCTTGCGTGGCGGCAGGACCTTGAGCGATGATAGTAACTCCGCGAACTTCGGGTTGGACATGAGTACTGACTTATCAGCCTCAATGGCTGCCATCAGCTTCTCCTTCTTCGCCTTAACGTCGGTTAGGTGATCTATAAGTGCCGATTTATCCATCACGAGCACAGGCTCGGTGAACATGCGGATGGTCAGGTCGATCAGGCGCATCTCCAGCTTCGGCAGCAGAGGGGCCAATACCTCGAACAGCTTGTAGGTCAGCGCCACGTCGTTCTTGCAGTACTCACCGTAGCGAGCGAGCTCTTCGGGGGTGAAGTCTAGCCTACCCTTACCCAGCGCGTTGATGACCTCATCGCCCTTCACGCCCAGCCCATAGCGTTCGACAGCTTTGGCTAGGCTGTTACCAGCATCAGGCCCGTCGATAGCGCGCAGCATCGAGAGAGTGTCGGCAATGCGCTTCGGGCGAATGTCGAAGTGCCAGTTAAGGATAGCCATGTCGAACATAGCGTTGTGGGCTACGGCTACGGCGTTAGCCCAGTCATACTGGTCAAGAAACGCCTTGGTCTGCTTCTTGGGCCCAGAGAACCACACCGGCTCCCCGTCGTTGACCTGCACCGACACGCCGATAGCCTCGAACAGCTCATCGCGGACATACTCCTCGGTCGTCATCTTGGACAGCGAGAAGCCCCGGTCGTAGTAGGTCTCGAAGTCGATGGTCAGTATGTCAGCCATTCCGTAGCTCCTTCGGTGCGAGTATCTGCAACTCGGTGAGCTCTTTCACCTTAGCTGCGTAGGCAGGGTCCCGTGTCTCCATGTAGTCTGCCCGTTCAACTGCATTGATGATTGTCGTGTGGTCCCTGTTTAGCAGCCTACCTATCTTGCCGAAGGACCAGCCCCGGTTGCGCAGCGCCTTGCACACTGCGAAGCGTGCAGGGATGAACATGTTGCTACGGTCCGGCCCCGTAATATCGTGCGGGCGCACGCAGAACAGATAACCTGCGTGCCTAAGTATCGCCTCTTTAATAAGTAGCGGGGCCTTGCTCACTCGGTCACCTCAAGCTGCTCGGGGTTGTAGATGTGTAGGCAACCAATAATATCCGGGTGCCGGGCTTCGACCACCAGACGGCGCTCACCCTTGTAGTTGGTAAAGTCCGCGACGATCACGCCGGGAAACTTGTAGCCCTTGGTCTTCTGTACTCGGTCACCGATCTTCACTTGCTTCTCTCCTACAATACGAGACTTACGAGGGCACCGCCCAGCGTCCAGAAGGTAAGGTCCAGCTTGGAGTCTAGCGCCTTACGTATCTTCGACAGGGTAACGGGAGTGCCTTCCTCTGTGATCTCCCTCACCATGCCTATGCAGAAGCCAGCCAGTGCAAGGGTTGCCCAGTGCGGATACAGCACGGGCGGTAACAGGATCAGGAACGCAGCTGCTGCGTGAGCTGTCTGGTCTCTAAGTTCTTTCATACCTTCCCCCACATCTGCGCAATATCTGCGGCGATCTCTCGCTCGTCGATGTTCCTGCCCGGCTCCGTCAGCCAAGCAACGATCTCGGCCACCAGAGCGGCGCGGTCCTGCTCGATGATGGTGGCGGCTGCTTGGCTCTCAAGACACATGCGGACCTTACTGGCCGCTGCATTACAGGCGCGCCAAACTTCAACCGCTGGTCGCATTGCCGCCTCCTTCCTTGATACCGGCAGATGCCAATCCGGTCGCCCCGCAAAACGGGCATGGCAACAGGTCACTCATGGCTTGTTCCTTCCAGTGCTGCGCGGGCTGCTCCGCCGCTGTCGAGGATGACTGCATCGTCGTGGGATGGGGCGAACACACCCCACGCTGCGTAGAACCGCAGTGCAGTCCGCAGCCGNTCGACCTCNCCACGCAGGGCCATCTCACGCTCGGCGCTCATGCCTATGATGCGNGTCGTTCTCGGCAGCTTCGGCCCGCAGCATGTGGTGGTGCGCTTCCTCTGCCGCCTTCCAGCTTTCGAGTTCTTCGATGCGGTCGGCGGCTTCGACTAGATCGTTAAGCGATCCGCTTACCCCGTGTTCGCCCCACCAGCGCAGCCGCGCTATCAGGTCGTCGGTCATCGTTTGCCCTTTCTCTAGCATTGGATCGCGTCGGAGTAGGTGACGCGGGCGACATGGCGGCGCTTGTCGGCGCGGAGTAGTTTCTCGGCTGTCTCGACGGCCAAGTCGGCCGCCATGGCGTAGACAAACGTGCGAAACTGGCGGCGGTGCCCGGCGTGCGTCCGATAGATCATCGTGCAGACGTAATGGCCCCAGCCTTTCGGGTACGGCGTCACAGCAACCCCCTAGCCCGGCACGCTTGCGCCAGATGGTGCGTCTGGAAGCCCCATGTGCCCGTTGCGCGGTCATACTGGCGGCACAGGGTGCGCAGGCGGTTGTCGTTAGCCCGTGTGGCCGCGCGTAGCTGCTCTTGCGCCTGTAGGGCTTCCGCAGCGTCTTTCAGGATGTCCATTTCGGTCAGGACGGCGGCGGGAATACGTTCAAGGGTTGTAGTCATATCGTTATGCTCCACAAAACCCACTATCGCAGTCGGGTTCGTCTTCGGTTTCAGGTTTGTATTTGCCCCGGTCGGATTGCGCCCACCGGAGAACTTCACGGATGCCTTCCGCGCCCGCGTAAGCTTTCGGGCGAAACATGACGCGGCCCACATCGCGCTCTAGCTCTTCGATCTGTTGCGCGCGTTCTTCGGACACATTGCGTAGGTCTGCCCGGCTGCTGAAAATGCAGGGGCTGCACTCCATTGACCTATGGGGCAGCAATTCAAACGGCGTTCGGTCAATCAATGCGTTGCGGTCTTCGTCGTTAAACTCCGCCAACGGCGACCACAACGGGCGCCCGCCGTGGCTGTCGCTGACCGGCACGAAGACAGGTGTCGTTGACCGGCGCAAACTTTCCGCGCGGCGCACACCATTTACCGCAACTGCGATGCGTTCAGGGTCGTGATGCTCCAGCCATCGCTTTGCGGGTTCAATCTTTAGTTCGCCTGTGCAAAACTGCATCAACCCGCGCGGGAATGTTTTCCGTTTGCGCGCTAGCCCAGCGAACCCGATTGATGTTGTGCGGTGCGTCTTAAAACCTAGTGAACTGGCCCATGCTTCCGCTTCGTTTACGCGGGTCAGCCATTTGGGTTCGGCCCATCCGGTGTCGCTAAAAAGCGCAACGCAACGCCGCTGCCGGGGCAATCCATATTCGTGCATTAGTTGGACAGCGGCGATGCTGTCGTTGCCCCATGACGTAAACAGCACGAAATCAGGATACGCGGGCGCGGTCATGGCCGCCCCCGGCGCAACGTCACTAGGTCAACGATCATGCGTTGCTCCCTGTCGGTGCGTTTGTCCGGATGCTTTGCAATGGCGCGGGCTGCCTGCGCCCGGCTGAACCCATGCGTAGTAATTACATTCAGGTCGGTGTCGGTCATGGTCATGCGCCTTTCTTGAGGTAGCGTCCGGTCTTGGGGTCACGGCGGACGCAGTTGTGTTTCAGTCGGCTATGGGCGCGCATTTCCTCTTGCCAGCGGTCGATCTCGGCTTCGAAGCGCAGTTGGTCGAGTGGCTTCAAGCCACGACCTCCTCAACATGCGTAATCTTGATGATCTGCATCTTGCAGCCGATTCGCTTCTCGGCCTTCAACTTCTCTTCCTGGGCGCGATGCAGGCTGTCGTAGGAGAACACGGTAGCGCCACGCGGGGTACGAATGTGATAGGATACGTTCATGTCAAACCTCACTTGCTAATGACACTATAGTAGTAGGTTTTGATACCCCGTCAACGATTATTTTTATCGGCAAACTCGTCAATGAACTTCATGGCGTCTTCAGCGCCATAGGCCACGTAGACGGTGTTCCCGATCTCCTCCAGGTAGTGCTTCCAGTTCACCTGATCTGGAGATAATCGACCGCCCTTTACCCGCTTCATCTCGATCCAGAGTGACCATTCCGGGATGAACAGATCCGGGATTCCGCGCATGACGCCTTCTGACTTCAGTTTGGCGGCGGTGGATCGGGATCTGAACCCACCATTTGGGATAGCGAACATCCGCACTGGCGCATACTTACGGCGAAACCACTGCACAAAAGCCACTTGCTCATCATGCTCGGTCGGGAGATATTCCTTCAAAACGGGCACATCCTCTCATATACGGGGCAAGAGTCCTGAATTGCAACGAAGTCGGGTGGTACAATCATCTTAAACTCAAAGCATTCGCCTTGTCCGCCATAATGATCGCACGTATGGCAGCACCTTGGAGGCCCAAGAGCCACCCACTTTTCCCACTCAACTAGAAAATCTGGCTTAGGCTGTCTCATGGCTCCAGATCCTTTTTGTAACACGATGATATTTGCCATCGACCTTATAGTGAATACTAGAGGGCGGAGTCCCTTTGTCTAGTAGGTTTGCCCAGTCTTCCAGATCGGTATCGGGCGCAAACGAAACACCAGCTTTAGCCGCTATCGACCCAATGGAGGCCAGTGCCTTTTCGCCGGCATAACCGACATGGGTGACCGGGAAATACTCCTTCACTGGCTTGGAGATCATCCCGCCGTAATAGGACACGGCCAGCATTTCCTTACCGCTGGTGCGAGAGACATGCTTCCTCCACCGCCATTCGGTAATGGCCATATCGGAAGCCTCATTGCCCATGATGTCATCCTGGCGCAGATGGAGATCGTTCTCCTTCTCCTTTTCAGCAAGCTCAAACGGCTCGCCACAGGCAGGGCAAGTCAAGGCAGAGATATGGACAAGCTCCCAGCACTTCTCACAGGACTTTACAGGAGCTTCACCCTCGCCAGATCCAGACTTGCGTGGCGGCTGGATGGCAGTGATCGGACCATGCTTGGACACCACCCCAGCGAAGTCGAGAACGAGGCAGTCGGTTTTACCAGGCGCAATTCGCATCCCTCGACCCGCCATCTGTACGTACAGAGACGGCGACATGGTTGGACGTAGCATTGCCACCAGATCAATTTTTGGCGCATCAAATCCGACAGTCAGCACGTTGGCATTAGTCAATGCCACTAATTCGCCCGATTTAAAGGCAGACAGAATCCGTTCACGCTCTTTCTTCGGTGTGTCGCCAGTCACGCAATCAGATGGTATACCAAGACTGTTCAGAATCTGAGCCATAGCCTTGGCATGATCGACACCTGAACAAAACAACAGCCACGACTTTCGATCTGCGCCATAGGCCAGGATCTCGGCGGCAATCCGGGTATTGTAATCAACGGTGTTAACCGCCTTGGCGAGTTCAGATTCGATCCACTCACCGCCGCNNTTATGGACGCCGAGTCGAGATCATATCGAAACCCCGGTCGACCTTCGACCGGAGACGGCGACAGGAAGCCAAGATAGATCAGTTCCTCAATCGATACTGGTTCGATCAGGTCGTCAAAGATAGCCGGCTTGTCCGTAATCAGACCATGCCCTAGCCGCCACGGCGAGGCCGTTAACCCGATCACCCGCAGATATGGATTGATCGCGCTCAGTTCCCGCAGCAGAGTCCGATAAGAGCCTTCGTCTTTGTGGCCGATAAGGTGGCACTCATCTACGATACATAAATCGATATGCCCTATCTTGTCGGCTTTCGTCCTGACAGACTGGATGCCGGCAAACGTGATCGGCTCGTCGAGATCCTTGCGTCCAATAGAAGCAGAGCAAATGCCCAGCGGTGCGCCAGGCCAATGCTCACGCAGCTTTGCTGCATTCTGCTCGATAAGCTCCTTCTGGTGGGTCAGCATTAATATCCGCGTCTCAGGCCAGTTCTGGAGAGCATCACGGCATAGCTCGGCCACGATATGGCTCTTGCCGGATCCAGTGGGCAACACCAGGCATGGNTGGCCTTGGTGCTTTTCCAGCCAATTGTAGAGATCCTTGATGGCGCGGTTTTGGTAGGGTCGGAGGCTCATCCCACCACCTCCGCACCCGGAAACACATCCTTCACCATCTCAACCTGGCTCGACCCACACGCCTTCGGATTGGCTAGAATCTCGCTGCTCTTATAGCCATCAGGCCCGTTCAGGATCTTAATCCCATCGATGTCCCAGGTTACATGTAACCCGTCTTCAGACCCCTCAAACGTCCACGGCACTAGATCAGGATGGATAACGTGGCTATCACATCCGCTGTGCTGATAGTTCTCCGGGATCACATCGTCCCACACAGAGCAGTGCCACGTACCGTTTTCGGTTGGTGTGACATGTGAGCATGTGCGGCAGTTGGAAAACTTGGTCGGTACCTTTTCGTGGCAAAAGCTATGAGCCGCGCACATCTTGCACTGATACCAAGTCGGATCTGTCGAGACTGGCGGAGGTAGGCGTTCAGCCAAGGCTAGAACTTTGCCACGGGCAATGTACTTCTCGCTCACTGCTTTATCGTGGTGGAGCCATTCGGTATAGATCCGGTCGTCATCCTTGCAGACTGCGTAATACAGCGCACGGTTGATGTTGGTGCCGTGCATGTAGCAGTTCATCTGGACGAAGTGAGTGAACTTGGCCTTCTCGACCCCGTTCTTAATGAGATCGTCAAAGCTCTTCTTTGAATGCGTCTTGATCTCAAGGATGGCCGTCTTGGTCGGAGCTGTGGGAAGGTTCTTCACCACCCCGTCGAGGCTACCAGAGACATGGCATCCAAAGATTACCGACCGCTGCGTATCAAACACATGCACACCAATGGCGCGCAGATCCGACACCACCCAGTCTTCTTCCTTGTGGCCACGGCGGAACAGGCGAAGAATCCGCCCAGGGAAGCCTTCCTGAATGGCCCAACGGAAGTTAAGCCACAGCCACCGATCACAATGGTGACCTAGCATCGATGCGCCCATGTGGCCGCGCGGTTGAGACGGACGGGCTTCGTGCGCCTCATCAATCATTAAGCCAATGCTATTGATTGGCTCTGGAATCTCTGCCATAGAATTGGTTCTTTCAGGGAAACTAACCCCGGCCCTTAATTGAGCCGGGGTTCTTTTTTGTCTTACTTACGCGCCCAAGGCGGAGCAGCACCAGCCACCGGAGCCGCAGCAGCCTGAGCGGCTGGAGCAGGAGTGGGCGAACCTGACAGAGCCTTGAAGCCCTTGACCACATTGCGGGCTTCGTAGCCTTCCTTCTTTTCGATCTCGACCTTGATCTGAAGAGATCCGCCGATCAACTGGTCGGTGTCCTCAACCGATTTAAGGCCAATCGCCCGCATGATGTCGCCAAGCTGCTGGCGACCGATCTCTTCCGCACGGGGCGACTTGTTGCGGATGTTGAGGTTAGCAAACACCACGCGACCCTGGTGCGTCGGACCAGTGATGTCATAACGGATGGCAANCATCTTGCCGGTGCCATCCTTGGTATCACGCAGATCTGCACGGGTAATGTTGGCAGTGTAAGTACCAGCCGGGAGCGGATCAAACGAGCCACCGCCCTGCGGCATCTCATCGACATTAAAGGCTTCGCCAAGAAACGACATTACTTTTCTCCAGTAGTGATTGAAAACGAAGGGCGACCCGGTTCAGAGGTAATTGCGCCAAGCAGCGGGGTCGTAATGGCCGCGTCAGCGTTCTTCCAGACTTTGAGGTTCAGTTCAGGCTTCCACCGGAACAGGCTCGAAAGATGCTCAGTCAAACCAGCCTCAGCAGCCAGTTCTTGTAGGCGATCAGCATCGACCTTGCGATTGATACGGCCAGTGACCTTGATAACATAGCCATCCGGCTTTGCTGTCTCAGTGCCATCCAGGCTGTCTGGGATTCCAATCAGAAAGCGCATCTGATCTTCGATCTCACGGCGGCGCAATTGAGCGGCTGTCTCCGCAGCCTTAGCATCAAGCCAAGACTGAGCCAGAGCGGTTAGGAGAGGGGACATCAAAGCCCCCCACTCATTGCAGAAAACAGGCGGTCAATAATCTCGCCCTTCATCTCCTTCCCAGCCGCACCAGCCCACGCAAAGGTGGTGGTGCCATTAGGGGTGCGAAACGACACCTCAAACCCATTCTCTGGCAGTACAACGCACTGGGTGCGAGAGGCTTCGGCTACCTCTTCCCAACCTTCCTGCGCGGTGCAGGAAAGCTCGTTCCAGCTTTCGTAGGGTGAGTCCATAAACTCATAGCAGTAGGCTTCGTAAGCGATCTGACCGGGGGTGCCGGCGAAGTGAATAGAACGTGTCATGTTAACCTCCAATCTTAGAAATGATCGCACCCAGATCCGGCGCTTCCCACGAATCCAGCTTGCCCGACCGATCTTTAGCAAGCCAAAGGCCATCGCTCTCGCACATAAGAGCGCGCTGGACATTGCCTTCGCTGTCACGCTCGACACGCAACGCCAGCACCTCGTCGAAGAAGTAGGGCAGGCTCTGAGTCAGTGACTTACCTGGCATTGACGGATTGTAGAGCAGCCGGCCCATCTCATCCTGGCTCTTCTCCAGCTTGGCGCTGAAATAGACATGCTTGCCGGGAAGATCGCGGAAGCCACGGATAAGGTCGGACATCTGCTCCGACAACGCCCCGTAAGCTTGGCGAGGGTCTTTTGCGATCTTCTTTTCATAGTTGAGAACGACTTCGCCAATCTCGCTAATCGAGTCGAGCGCAATCGAATCAAACCCCTTGGCTTCGTCAGACTGCGAGGCCCAGGTAAACGCCTCAGTCAGATCCTCCATTGAGCTAATCTCAATGTAAGGAAGATCGCTGTCCTGGATCGAAAGCAGACCGCTTTCGGCAGACAGAATGATTGGATTCGGTAGGGTCTTGATAAGCGTGGTCTTACCACCACCCGCTTGACCGTAGACAACGAGCTTTACGCCGTTGTTGGACAGACCACCTGTCCGCTTTAGGTTAATAGCCATTGATTTAACTCCAAACCAGCGGTCGATCATCCGGTCGCTGGGTGGACTGAACCTGAACCCGTTCCGAAACGATGTCAACGAAAAAAATCGCTTGACCCAAAATTCGTTTCAGGGGAGGAAGACGGCCCTTTTACGGAGGTATTAATGTCTGATTTTAAGAGCGCTACTCACATGGCCTTCACCCTATCCGAATGGGGTATGGAACCTTCCACGATCCACGCCATGGTCGTTTACCAATTCGGCCATTCACCATCCATGAGCAAAATCAAGAACTTCGTTGATCATCGTAAGGAAGTGGATGAACGTCGGCGGGCGCGGATCGAAGAAAACATGAAGCCAATTGGCTCAATGGATGAGGTGTATGCACGGCGTATGAAGCTCTCCAACGAGATATTCGTCAAGGCGCTGTGGCGCGAGATCAGAACCATCCAGCGGAGGATTAAGGCACATGGGTGATTTATCTAATATCCTGGGAGGTCCATGGACACCGCCAGCCCCAGTCGAGGCCGATCCGATTGATGTGCAGTTTAAACGGGCCATGGAAGCACTGGGTGTGTCTGCACCAGAGCAGATTCACTTCGATGGTAAGATCCATCGCTTTCGCGCCAATACCAAGGGTAAGCCTGGCCACGATAAATCCGGCTGGTACGTAGCCTATGCTGATGGCATCCCGTCAGGTCGCTTTGGCTGTTGGCGGGCCGGTGTCGAGTCTTCGTTTAGGGCCGACATAGGCCGTAAGCTCACCCCAGCAGAAGAGATGGCCCAAGCGCGGCGAATGGCTGAGGCAAAGGCTGCACGGGATGCGGAGCTTGAGCGTGAGCGGGCCATTGCCTCCAACACGGTCGAGAAGATCTGGGTTCCAGCCGGCGGGGCAGATCCGGCCCATCCCTATCTCGCCAGAAAGGGAATCGGACAGCACGGCGCACGGGTGACCGGAGATGGTCGCCTGATCGTGCCTCTGTACAACGCTGATGGTGGCCTATCCTCGCTCCAGTACATCGATGCTGACGGGAACAAGCTCTACCACAGCGGCGGCCAGACAGGTGGCTGCTTTTGGATGGTCGGGACCATGGACGATCCCGGCACTCTTTACGTGGCTGAGGGCTTCGCCACAGCGGCGACGATCCATGAGGCAACCAACCGGCCCTGCATCGTGGCCTATTCAGCGTCGAATCTGGTTCCAGTCGTCGGGACACTCCGTGACCGTTACGGTACCGGGCAGGAGATCGTGATCGTCGCTGACAACGATGCCTCCGGGACTGGGCAGAAGTATGCCGATCAGGCTTCGGCTCGTTATGGCGCACGGGTAATCATTCCGCCGGTCCAAGGCGATGCTAATGATTACCAACAGGCTGGAAACGATCTGAAGGGTCTGCTTGATCCGTCGTCTGACAACACGATCCTGAAGAAGCTCAAGATCGTCTTTGCTGATCAGCTATCAAACGAATACGAAGCGCCAGACGAACTGATCGAAGGGCTGATGACAATCGGTTCCACCACAGTGGTGTATGGCGATTCCAACTCCGGTAAGACGTTCTTTGCTCTATCTATCGCCGCAGCCGTCTCCACAGGCGTTACGTGCTACGGACGGCAAGTAGATCCAGGTTTGGTCGTTTACCTTGCCTGTGAGGCTCCAGGATCGATCAGGACGAGGCTTCAGGCCATCAAGAAGTATCATGGCGTTGATCTGCCGAATATCGCTGTGGTTCCGATCCCGCTCAACTTCTACAGCGGCGAGGCTGACGCGGCAGATGTGATCTCCGCCATTAAAGCCATTGAGGAAGCTAAGGGCATTCCCGTGCGGCTGGTCATTGCCGATACGCTTGCCCGTATGTCTGCCGGTGCCAACGAGAACAGCGGTGAGGACATGGGGCCGGTCATGGCTCGTTTTGAACAGGTCTGTATCTCAACTGGCGCGGCCATGATGATCATTCACCATAACGGTAAGGATGCTGCCCGCGGTGCGCGTGGCTGGTCAGGTATCCGCGCACACATCGACACCGAGATCGAGGTGGTCGAGAAGGATGGTATTCGTTCTGCATCTATTACCAAGCAGCGTGAACTGCCATCTAAGGGTGACTCCATCTATTTCAAGCTGGAGATCGTTGAGATGGGCCTTTCCAAGTTTGGGGCAACATCTACCACCTGTGTGGCTATCCATGATCCAGATGCTGCTAAGGATGCGCCACACAAGAAGCCATCAAAGCATGATGAATATGCAAGGCTGATTGAGCGAGCTTGGTTCGATGCCGGCGCTGAGATCCGGGATGGCAAACCATACATCTCCAGGTCAGGCTTCAAGGAATTTCTGACCACCAAAATGGATTACAAGGAGGTTACCGTGAGGAACAAATTGGACTCCAGTCGCAAGGATGGCATCATCCTACCCATGATCAATTCTGACACCATAGAGGTGTATGAACACGGCTGGAGGGTCATCGATGAGGGCAAGGCTGGGGCCATGATGTTGGACATAAAACCCGTCACCTAATTTCACCTAACGTCACCTAAGGTGATCAGGTGACGAAATCCGAAAATGGGTCGATTTGATCACCTAATATCACCTAGCAGCTATAGGCTAGGTGATTAGGTGACGGCCCATTCGTGGTGGTGAATGATGGTGAACTCAATCAGAAAGGTAGAGATTATGGATAAGGTAAAAGTTGAGGGTCACACTTTCGTGAGAGACACCCAGGTTGGCGGTGACCACTATGATAAAGTAAATCATCCATCACACTATAAGCAAGGTGGAGTGGAATGTATTGAAGCGATCAGATCGGCTGTGACAACAGCACCACCAATTCAAGCTGTATTTGCTGCGAACATACTTAAATATGTGTGGCGCTATCGTGAAAAAAATGGTATTCAAGATTTGATGAAGGCGCGTTGGTATCTCGACGAACTAATCAAAGAGGTTTGTGGATATGGCAAGGATGGTTGATATATCTGGGAACAAATATGGAAACTTAACTGTAATAGAAAGGATTCCTCGCTCTGAAGGCGATAAGCATACAAAATGGAAATGTTTTTGTGTTTGCGGCGCGCAGACAATAAGTACATATATTAATTTGAAGACTGGAAACACCACATCTTGTGGCTGTAAAAGAAAGCCACATGGTGGAACTGGATCATTAACATTTTCCTCTTGGCATTCAATGATGAGAAGGTGTGTATGGAAGTCTGATGCTTATAGATACCAAGGAATTGTAAGTGTTTGTGACAGATGGAAGGATTATAAATTATTCATAGAAGATCTGGGAGAAAGGCCAAGTAGGCTACATTCATTAGATCGTATTGATAATTCAAAAGGGTATGAACCTGGAAATGTCAGATGGGCCACAGCTACTGAGCAAGCTCAAAACAAAACCAATAATAGATGGATTGTGATAAATGGAGAAAAAAAGATAATATCAGAATGGGCTAGGTATTTTGGAGTTACGGCGTCTGCACTCAGAATATATATTGCAAGGCACGGTTCTATAGACGGATATGTCGATCTTTGGCATAAGCGACAGCAGAGTAAACGTAATAACAAACTGATTGAGGTTGAATGTGAACAAGGATAAAGATGAGGTCTGTGGTACGTGCCATTGGGCTGTGGCGTCAGCCTCTGGCACCCACTACTACTGCAAGGTGAACCCGCCTGTGTTCACGCACCGGGATGAACGTGGCCACCCCAGGTTCTACAATCCCGTTTGTGGGGAAACCTCTTTCTGTTCGCTCTGGGAGGAACGAGATTGACACTAGCCCTTAAGATGGTGGAGACACCTGGGATCTGTGGTGGGGTGGCTCTCGCCCTCGTTGATGAGAACGACGATGTGCTACCCAACCAGCTTTCGACCATAACTGAGACAGGGCTGGGGGATCTCGTTACCATCAACGTCACGTTTCAGGTCGATGGGAAGAACGTAAGGATCGGGTGATGGTCGTAGCAGTCGGATTCAAAACTCCTGATGACAAGCTCCGTCGCATACTGGCGGATCTTCAGGAGCATCCGGCTATCATGCGAAAGGCCATTACCTTTGCGCTTGATGATACGGCGGAGGGGCTACGCAAGGAACAGGTGATGGAGATGCAGGTGGTGTTTGACCGCCCTCGCCTCTACACCCTCAATGCACTCTACGCAGTCAAGGCGCGTGGCGAGAACAGCATCAAGGCCGGTCTGGCGTGGAAAGAGTTTGGCGGCTCTATCCCTGCGTACAAATACATCTACCCACACGTGTATGGCGGGCCTCGTCGTCTGAAGCGCCACGAGAGGGCTCTACAGGGCAAAGGCATCCTTGAGCCAGGCCAGATGACCGCTCCGGGCAGAAACTATCCCAGAGACGACTCTGGCGACATTACAGGCGGTATCTACACCAGGATGCTTTCTGAGCTTGATGCGCTTCAGGATGGCTCTGGCGGGAAGAAGCAGTACAAGAAGAAGCGAGCCGCTGCTTCGCGATTCTTCGTCTACACACCCAAGGGTGCCTCGTTCCCAGTTGGTATCGCTGAACCTAATGGTGATGG